CAGCCCAGCGCTCGAAAACGACCGCGTAAACGTGTTGCCCGTCTTGTAGTAGATACCCGACGTCGGCATCGTGGGCGACGTGAATTGCGGCGCGAACCCCGCCTTGCACTGGTTCGGACCTTCGGCTGGCGCGTAATGCGCCCATGCCGGAAGCGAGTAGTGCGTGTGCGCGGGTTCGGTCGGGGCCACCTGCTGGCACCACCAGCCGTTGTAACGCGGCGACTCGATGCCCTGACTCGTCGGCCCGTACCAGCTGATCTCGTAGCGACGGCTCGTGCCTTGCGACCCTGTGAGATCCCATGTGCTCATGTCCATCGCGGCATCCATCGTCTGCAGGTTGTCGGGATCACAGATGGCGGCAGCCCCGCAGATCGTCACGCTGAGATGAATCGCCCGATCACCGGCAAATCCATACCACTGCTCACAAGTCGCCGTATCCGACTGCATCCGGCACCCGATGATGAACTGGCCCCGACCCGGCCATGACGGCCCGTAATAGCCCGGTTCTTCCTCCGCTCGCCCCAGCCGATGCGTTCGCACGTCAGGCCAGCCGAAATACATCCGCCCCTGCAAATACGACACGCCCCCTTGTGCATCCCTGACCCACAGCCGCCAAGAGTGATACGGGGCGGGCCAGTCCATCGGATTCGACTGCGAGTGGTGCAGCAGGTAGACGTTCACGCCGGAGATCGCTCCCCGCGCGCCCTTGTAGGCCTGATGCTTCATGTAGTTTTCGTTGGGCGTCTCCACAGGTTGCCACCCGAACAACTGGGTGCTGCCCAGATTCGCCTGCGACCAGTCGAGCACCCACTGCGGCGGGGCATCCCCGTGCTCATGCGGATTCAAGCCATCGTGAGCTTTCGCTGGATGCCAGAATCGCATGTCATTACTATCCCCGGATGGCAATGGCACCATGTCCGGGCCGGGCGGCACCGGCACCGGCTGACACGTCAGGTCGAGCGTCGTGGCGTTCACGGACGTCGTGTCGAGCTTCGCCCCGCTGCATTCCACACGCGCCGTGTCGCCTCCGGCCATCTTCACCAGTTGCGATGCGGCCATGGCGCTCAGCGCCGCGATGCCGACGAGCCCGAGACCGAGACTGACTGAGTACTTCATCATTGGGCCTTCTGACTCACCAAGGGCTGGGGAAGCCGACGGTCATCACCACCGCTGCCGTGCGCCACCGTTCCGACCATCTTGGCCAATGTTCCGCTGTTCATCCTGAACTCCTCTCCAAATCCGAGTTTGTGGGGATTCTCCTGTTCGAACCGCTGCTTCACCGCTTTCCTCGCGTACTCCGACATCGTCTCACACGCATCTTCCGCCGCCTGCTTCCACACGAGATATTCACTTTTAGACGTACTCATGGTAAAGCTGACATTCGTCAGCTCCCCAGGAATCCGCCTACGCCTTCCCGTCCTGTTCCAATGCCTGCTTGATGACATGGATCATCGTCTTCTGTTGGCGGATCATGTCTTCCCGGTCGGCCAACCACCACCCCACCCGAGAGAGATGAGTCCCGATGAAGAGCAGGCCCCTTGCCGTTTGAAGCACCAGGAACCCCACCACGATACGGAGCGTCGTCAGAAAAGTCAAAGTCATTGGTCAGTCTCCAGCAGCGATTCGCGCCAGAAGATCGCTCCCAGCGACGTCTCCGACAGGGGCCAGCTGCAGGGGCAGCTCTGCCCGCTCCTCAAGGGGAACATCCCCCTCGCCGGGAGCCCGAACCGCCGCCAGAGTCCCATGGATGAAGCAGCAGATTTGTTGCAGGCCATCCTTCTCCCGCGTCATCCGAAGGTCGATCGTGAGGTTGGTCGGATCCCATCCTACCACGACCGTCCGAGTCGTCCCCACCATCCCATGCCATTCCTCCCCCGGCTTTGTAGGCCATTGATCCTCAGGCAGCTTCTCCTCCCGCACTCTCCCCTTGCAGAGCCGGTTATCATCACTGATCTTCCACTCTTCCAGGTGCCCACCCAGGTCCTCCGTGCGCCAGATATCGGGGTTCCACCGGACGAAATCATAGAGCCCTTGATTGCTGCGAGTCATTCTGCCCTCCTATTTGATAGAAAGAGCAACTGACATGCCAAGGACCCAGGCAACCAACACGATGAAAAGACAGAGAATTTCTAGAGAACTCGACGCCATGGGTTGAGCCAGTGCAGGACGAGCAAGGGAACCAGGAGGACTGGGGGGATGAGGGAAGGAACGGTCATCACCACCATCGGGGCGATCCACTGGTACAAACGGGCACGATCCTGAGCGAAAGCCAGCTGGGCATACGCCAAGAGAAGCGCCAGTGGAGGCGTGTGAAGCAGCCCGATCGCGGCGATCCCCCACGGGAGCAGGAGCTGCCGGGCATCGAGGATCTCCCAGGCTTTCTTCCGTGCCTCCGTCCACGGGCGGCGCAGCCAATCGGGACTCTGCTCGGATGGCGTGGGCGATCTCCGCCAAGCAAACCAGACGATCCCAAGTGGCAGGAGCAGCCGGATCTCGCTGGTCCAGGCGGCGGCGAACACCGGAACCTTCTCGTTCACCATCGCGCCGATCCCCACGCTGACCAGGTTCCATGGCCATGGGAGCATCACCCCACCTAGCAGCAGCAGCATGCCCAGCTGGTCTGTGAGAATGGGGAACATGGCGTTGGTCCGGGTCGACGCCAGCCCCAGGAACAGCACCGACGCCGTGACCCCCGCGTGCCACCCCACGATCAGGGCCGTCGCAGCGATCGCGGCATACGAACAGGCTATCCACCAGTATACGTGAGACCGGCAGAGCCATGGGAGCAGCCAGCGCAGCCCATACGGCCGCGGCGCCCCTGCTTGCAGGTAATACTGGCCGTCGGGGGAGATCCGCCACGGCGGACCCCCCACTTCCCACCAGAGCAGCGCGAGGAGCGCCGCGACGCTAAGGCCGATACTCATTGGGCACTTCGCGGCCGTCCGGATCGAAGACCTTCCCGGTGGCGTTGTCCACCCGGAATTTCGGGGCTGCCGCGGGGATATCCAGCGCCTGGTTCCCGAAGATCACGCGAGTTTTCCAGGTCCCGTCCTCATTGCGAATCGGCCACACCTCCCCGACGTTGAGATGCCCCATGGTATGCCGCATATCGCAATAAATGGGGATGTCCTTGGCGCGGAGCTTCCGGCAAAAATGCATATCCTCGGAGATCACATCCGCCTGGACCTGCCCGGATTCGAACCACGGGTCGTCCAGCTGTTCCCACGCGGCGCGCCGGACCAGCATCCCCGCGCAACCCGCGACCTCCACGGGTTTCAGCTCGGGCGGATCCGTGAGGCTCAGCGCGAACTTCCAGTGGGCTTTGCCATCCCCGGTCCGGGCCCCCATGATCACGGGGCCGAACGGGCCATACCGTGACAGCACCAGCGGTTGGATCACGGGGACGTTCCGCGCCAGCAGGTTCAGCAGCAGATCCGGCGCGAACGTGTGATCATCATCCATGAAAAACACCCAGTCCCCCTCGGCTTCCCGGAGGATCTGATTCCGGGCTTCCGCGATGTTCACGGAGAACTTGACGATCAGCTTACACGGGCCCGGCGGACGCAGGGCCATCTGGCAGTTCCAAAACCGGCTATACCGGCCCGACTCCCCCGTGAGAATGCCGATCGTTCCCAGCCGGCGTTCGCCATTCGGCCCCACACCAGGGGCATTGCCATCCGGTTGTTCCATCGCTCTCCACCACTCGAATCAGAGGATTAAATCGCTGCCCACCACGGGTGACCGGGACGATGAGCCTCCGGCAGTGCGGGCAGCTCGACACGGTTTGCACTGGCTCCGCTGTTTGTCGAAGCGGTCCAGTGGTTTCATCTTGAGGCATTTTGTGCATCGACGCGATCCATCACTCTCCACCCCCCATTTCACCCGGGCCCGCTTTCCAATCTGCGTCCCCCCGACATAGTATTCGCCGTCCTTGAGCGGACGGGGCTTGAACTGGTCAGACGTTTTCACGTGCCACCACCTCCATCTCCGCCCAGGAACGCCCTTGTTTGACTTCGCAGCCGATGCGGAGGCCATTGAGGAGCGGAATTGGGCGAGTCAGCGTTTGAATCAGCCATTCGATGGCGTGATCCGCGAGGTCGATCGGAACGTCTAAGGCAATGGAATCGTGGATGGAGACGATCGCCGGGGCATAGGGCATCCATTCGGAGCTGCCCAGCAGCACGAGGCTATCGCGCATGAACGCGGCGGCGCTGGACTGCGGCAGGAACGCCACGCACCGCTTGGCATCCGGGCCCGGTACGATCTCGCCTTTGTCGTTCTTCTCAAAGACCTGATAGAAGTAATGCCGATACCCCCAGGGGTTCTTCAAGAACGTCTGCTTGTGCGCGAGGGTGCGGATTTCATGTTGCCAAGGGGCGAGCCGTGGGCACGCCTTGAAATACGTGGCCTGTGCGTAGGACGCGTCCCGTTCCGTCCGGAACACCTCCGGATATTGCATCACCATCATCTTCGGGGACATCCCGTAGTTCGTCCCATGCACCACCCGCTTGTTCCGCTCCCGGTTCTCCGCGTAGCGGGGGTCTTTCCGGTATCCCTTGAGTGCGGCCGGATCAAATTCCAACCCCATCTCCACGCACGTCACGTAATCGTGGATCCCGGTGCGGGCCAGCCGGATGTATTCCGCGTCATCCATGAAGAACCCGCTCATCACGGCTTCGATGGCGGAGGAATCGGCCTCCACGAAGACGTGCCCGGGGCGGGGGACAATGGTTTCCCGGATCGCCCGCGCATGGCGATTGTTCGAGCCCCGGGAGACGTTCTGCAGATTGACGTTCCTCGAAGAGAGCCTGCCCGTCGAAGGGGCGAAGGAATAGGTCGTATAGATCAGCCCATGGGAGTCGGGGGTATACCCATCCACGTAGGTGCCCAGGGTCTTCGTCAGCTCTGACAGCTCTTGGGACAGGGCGTAGATCGGGTGGGTGGCGCCGAACCGCTTGATCAGCGCAGCCTTGACTTTCTTATCGAGCTGCTCAGAGCCGGTCTTGTAGTTCTCCCCGATGGGATGCCCCTGATCCTTGGCATACCGGATGAGCTGTGGGGAGGACACGGGGTTAAAGCCAGCCTCTCCTACTGCCTCCAGGAGGGTCTCTCCTGAGAGCGTGCTCCACTCCGGTTCCCACTTGAACTTCGTGCAGGGCTCTTCCACGAGCTTCTTCATCCCTGTGGGGCATTTCCTCTGGAAGTGGACGGTGTTCGCGTTCCGGGCGCCACAGACATCGCACACGCTGACCGTGCGAGTTGCCGCCACTTCCACGAGGGGGGTCTTCCCCTTTGGGGGGCGAATGTATAGCTTCTCTGCTTTGTTCAGGGGGCCGACCATGCCCTGAGCCTGGATCAAGAGCTGGTCTCTGCGTTGGAGCAGCTCTGCCCGGAGGGCATCCTGTCGTTCACGGTCGATCCGCACGCCGTTGCGTCGCCCCGCTCTGAACAGGATGGGATGGAGGTTCACGATATGGTCTTGGAAGAGATCCCACTGGCCCCGTTCTTTGAGATCCCGCTCGATCCCCAGCATGCAACGGAGGGCGGCGTCCGCGTCCATGGCGTTGTAGCGGGCGGGCTCTGAAGAGCCGAGATGTTTCCACGCACCAAGTTCCGCCGCGTAGACGCTCGTCACTGCCTCCAACCCACGAGGGAGATCGCTCTGGAGAAGGTGCCACCCCCACATTCCATCGAACACGGGATTTTTTATTCGCATCCCGTTGGCCTCTAGGATGGGCACATCGAAGGCATAGCCATTCCAGACGACATGAGCCGCCCCGGGATACGACAGAATCCTCCGGATCACGGGCAGGTATTCCGGGCTCCACTGCACGCTCATCGCGTAGCCGGGGGTAAAGCAGAAGGACATGCGGAGGATCTGGGTGGAGCCGATTTCCTCATCCAGATCCTCATCTTCCGAGGCTTTCAGCTTCCCCGGGGTTTCAATATCCACGCTCAGATAAGACGTGCGCTTCTGGTCTACCGCGTTTTCATACTCCACCGCGAAGATCGCGGCTTCCGACGGAGAAGGGTCTAGCCGATAGCGAGCCGTGGTTTCCCGTTCATATCCGTGTTCCGCGATGTCTACCGCGCGCTTCAAATCCAGGATCACCATCCCGGTCAGCTTCGCCGTTTCAACTTGCCCCTTCCTAGGAAGCAGATGGGAAGGATGATACGTCGGGACGATCCACGCGCCCGATTCGTGGAGAATGGGGTATCCGCGGTAGCGGCCAATCCCGGAAACCTTCGCCAACCTGCGAAGGGGGATATTTCCTAACGCAACAATGACCTTGGGACGCGTAAGACGGATTTCTTCGTCGAGGAGGGGGGCGCAGGTGCCGATGGCGGCATGCTCGTAAGGTGCACCGGCCAGATAGTTCCTCGGGGGGCGGCAGCAGAGGACGTTGGCCACCCGGAAACGAGCGCGGTCAATCCCAGCCCGGCCAAGCAGGCGATCCAGCATCTTCCCAGCAGAGCCCACGAAGGGCTTGCCCAGCCGGGCTTCGGTCTCACCAGGTGCCTCCCCGACGAGGAGGATCTCCGCAGGCTGAGGGCCGTCCCCTCTGACCCACCCGGCTCCGATCGTCCGAAGAGGACACTCCCGACAGGGGCTGTCCGGTTTTCCCATGAATTCCACGCTCCTCCACCGGCATCCAATTAGAGCACATCATTTTCCCCACTTCAAGGCCAGGAGGGGGCCCGAATGCATGAACGGAGAAGGAGTTAAGGAAACCCCGTTCACGGTTCGAGCCCCCTGACGCCAGCCTCGGAAGAGCCGTCTTTCTTTGGCTCTTACCGTCTCTTCGACGACGGAATGTACCGATCGATGGTGATCCGGGCTTCGAGGATGTCCCCGCTGGGCCCCTCAACCTCAGGCAGATACGTGCCATCCGGCGCTTGCCGGAAGTTCGCCATCCCCTTGATGGTCGCCAGCTTCCTGAGCGCCTTCTGCTCAGGGCTCTTGTTCACCATCGAGCCGCCGCCATGTTCATTGAAGTAGACGCTGTCGAACGCCTCCCAGACCAGCTTCACCCGGAAGGGAATGCGCTGATCCATTGCCTTCTGCAAGATCTGACCCGCCTCAGTCAACGTGGTCCACGTGGCGGTATCATCGATCGAACGCAGGAGATCGCCCAACCCGCTGACCTTGACGCCATTGCGCAGGAACGTGGTTGTCCAGATCCGGAGGTTCCGGATATACCGGGGCTTCCCGTCCTCGCCCATCTCCAGCGTTTCGCACTGAAGCACGATCGCTTTCCCATCCCATTCCTTCGTCTCCCGATTGCGGCTCACGTCCCAATCGGTGATGACGAGGTCATACATCCCCTCCGGGACGAGCATGGGAAGGGATCCGTCAACGTAGGCCTCTGGCGTGGCCACTTCCACATCCACGTGCAGTCGATCCAGTTCGCTAAGTGTTACCATGGGTCTTGTCCTTCTTCGCTGATTCTCTGAGTCGCTTGTAGTAGTCAACGGGGTCAGGATCCACCAGATACTCAGGGAATGATCCTGCCCCAACCCCCACCGGCAGGCGGGTATTGGCGAAGTACTGCACGAAATGAGAGCCGCTCGGATCGTAGTGGCTCCTCGTGTAGGCCCTCCGCTGCATCACCACCTGGTCTACCGGCTTCTTCGTGACCGGATCGGTCTGCTTCACGGTATGTCGAACCGGCAGCAGATGAATCGTGTTCCCAAACGACGCTCCGATCTTCGTCGTCAGGACCTTACCCGCGACATCTGGACCAATCCACACCTCCCTTGTATCCTCATCGTCAACCTTGCGCTCGTGGGCGGTCCACCCCACGTGCACAGGCAGAGCACGCGTGCGTTCGATGCAGTCGAGGATCCGTCGTTGCGTGAAGGCGTAATGGGTGCGGGCGTTCCCGCCGAACTTCAACGCCCCATCCGTGAGACGGAACGACGCATCGTTGTTGAGCATTTCTCCTCTCGCCATCCGGTTCGCCAGCCCTCCCTCCCGATCGCCCATGATGTAATCCGCCATCACGGACATCCCTTCATAGACGAAGAGGCCGTAATGCGCCAGTTCATCAGCGGTGGGCGGAAGCAGCTTTGAATTCGGCTCTTCCACGTCTTGCGGCCACCAGCCCTCAGCGATTTTCTGGGTGACCTCTAACGGGTGATCCCAGAGGTTATAATGCATTACCTCGACGAAGTCGTCTACCTGGCTCACGTCGATGGTCGTGCCGCCGCCGTCGCCCAGATACCACCGGGTTTTCTTTCCCGTGGTCTCGTGGAGGTGAATCGCCACTCTGATCCACCAGCTGGTTTTTCCGCTTGAGGAGATCCCGTAGACGAGATCCCTCACGTACTCGCGTCTCTTGGTTGTGTTGGTGTTGGGCATAGGGTTGTGTCATGTGCGTGTCTTCGGGATGCATGCCGTGCAAACGGGCGGCATCCTCGAACGCTTCACGCGTGTGATCTTTGCAGTACCCGCGCTTTCCTCCGACCATTCGTAACGCCGGGATCCGGCAGCAAATCGTGCAGCGCATACTCCTCCACTTCATAAAGGCGCCGTCTCGCCAGCGGCGACGGGGCATGCACCCGCTGTTCCCAGCGCCTGACCGTTTCCGGAATGACGCCGACGACCTCCGCGAATTCATCTTTCGTGAAATCAAGCATCTCTCGCAGTTCCCTTGGACTGTGCATGTGGTTTCCTCCTCCACCGCCCCTTGTTATGCATGTCTTGCAAGTTCTCTGCCTGCGTCCCAACCCGCAAATGATGCGGGCTTACGCATTTTCTGTTGTCACACGAGTGGAGCAATACGAGCCCGGAAGGAATCTCTCCCTTGTAGACCACGTAGAGCACCCGGTGTGCGAGGAACAGCTTCCCTCCCACGGAGACGTGGCCGTAGCCATCGTACGTGCGGGAGCCTTGCCATTCCCAACATTCGTGCTCCTCATCATCGGGGATTACCGTCTTACCGAGGACCCGTGTAATGACCTTAGGCGTGATCTCATACACCACGACCTCTATTTCAGGCTCTTCCTCATCCACGGCGGAACCATCCAATGCTCATCGTGAGCGGATGTGCCTTGTCTTGCGGACCTCTCACCAGCTGAGGAGAGAAGTCATCCCAGCCATGGTCGCGCAGGAACTCCACGCATTTCACAGGAACCGGGAAATCCCGATCATCAAAGAGGAACGTCTTGATCCCAGGAGTCGCGTGGACCATCTGCGTAAAGCGGAACTGTTCGTTGCCGTGATCCCCGTCATAGAACACGGCGTCCAACGGAGGCAGCCCGGTGAGCAGTTCCGAACGCTGGATCTGCACCTCCACGCGGGGATCCGGGAAGCGATCCCATTGGTTCTTGAAGAACACGTTGGGGTCGGTTGCGGGCACCCATGGGTCTGCGCAATGGGCGTCGAGGGTGATCAGCTTCCAGTGCACGAGGAGCGACTGCTGTAGGGTTCTCACAATTCCCATCGTGGAGAGCCCGTAGTAATGCCCGACCTCCAGCATCCGGAAGCCCTCCCCACGTTCCCTTGCAATGAGCCCCGTGATTTCCATCAGGAAGGCCAGCTCTGCTTCAGAAAGCAGTCCTCCCTGGGAACCCCAATTGCCGAGTGCGCGGATTTCCCTCGCCTTCACGGCAGACAATCCTGTTCTGCAGTCATACGTCCTCCGTGAGTTCCACGATTTTATGATGATCTTCCCGGCGCTGGTAGAGCCCAGAGCCAAGGGGGTCCTGTTCAATCTCCTCCCGGAAGCACAGCGGCTCAAAGGGGCACGGATGCCCCCAATACCGGAAGCAATGCTCGTCGTTCATGGGGAAGAGCAGGTCGGGATCCGCCCCCCGTGCGACTTGGTCTAGGGCAAAGGCCCTGTCCTTTTCTACCACAATCGTCTGTCGGCGCCAACGTTCCAAGTGCCTGCGGTTCGGCCGGATGGGCGGGACGGGAGCGAACAGGGCCGAGCAGTCTTCCACAGTCATGACCTGTTCCACCCATTCTTTGATGGGCATTTCCTCAAAGGTCGCTATCTTGTACCAGCCCTTTGCCGCCTGATACCGAGGGCTATACTCCCCCGCCACCACATGCTTGTAGCCATAGCAGAGGGGGGAGAACTGGATTTTCTTCCCATTAAAGGGACTCCGGGCGGCTTCGTCAATTTTCCGGCGCCCTTTGAGGATCCCTTCAATCATCACCCCCTCGCAGCGTTCGTGGAGCATTTCTTCCACGGCCAAGACGTTCGCCAAGATCTGCGTGTTATGCTCCCATTGCTTGATCCATTCGTCGCCCCCGGTGGTCGTGGTCTTCCATTCCACGTAGAAGAGTCCGCCGTCGGTTTTCCTCCGGGCTAGCACATCGCACCGTACCTGATCAATAATCGTGGCTTCCGGGTCGAGGGGCCACCGGAGTTCCTTCTCGACGGCCAGAAAGTCAAACTGGGCTTGCAATTGGGGGAGCCGAATCCGCAGCCATGCCCGGATCGTCCCTTCCAGGAGGGTGCGTTGTTCGCGGATGAGCCACTCCAGGCCTTCCGGGTCTTCATTCGCCACGCCCAAGGCCTTGACCTGCGCCGCATACTCGGCAAGCACCTTGCTTATTGCTGCTTCTGGAGGGGTTCCCGTGAGGATGGCTGCCAGAATCTCATGAACGGCGATGCCGTTGGCGAGGGGGAGCGCCAGCGTCACCGGCTCCAGCCCCGTTCCATCCCAGTCATACGTGAGATACCCGAGTCGTTGGCAGTTGGCGTAGGCGACGATGCGCGATCGTGAGGTGAGAATCGTGTCCATACCCATCGAGATTGGCAATGATAATGCCAAATGGAAAGACGTGCTTTTCTCCTCCAGTCGGGGCGATTGGGAAACGCCCCCGGAGATCTTTGCGGAATGGCAGAAGGAGTTCGGATTTACGACGGATGCCGCGGCGAATGCCGAGAACGCTCTCTGTGCGGAGTATTACGACGATGCCTTGACACAGAAGTGGCGGGGGAGGGTGTTCTGCAATCCTCCCTATGGGAGGCTAGTCGGATCGTTCGTGAAGCAAGCATGGTACAGCGTTTACATCTGGGAATCCGCGGACCTTGTCATGTTGCTCCTCCCTGCCCGAACGGATACCCGATGGTTTCATGAGTTCTGCTACCGCGCGGATCAGCGAACGGAGATTCGCTTTCTGAAAGGACGGATCCGCTTCAGGATGAAGGGGATCGCCGGGAACCCTGCACCGTTCCCTTCGATGTTGGTGATCTTCCGGCGTTAGCGATGGCACGCTTCCACGAGTTCGAGTCGTATCTGGCGCTGCCGCGTGCGCCTGAAGCGTGGATCATCGAGGATGTACTGCCGACAGGAGGATATGTCAATCTCTTTGGCAAGCCGAAGGTTGGGAAGTCTTACTTGGCGTTGCAGCTGGCGCATGCCATTGCGACGCCTTCCGTCAATGAATGGATGGGATTTGGAGTGCGCACCCATGGACCCGTGGCATATTTACAGGTGGATACCCCGAGGACGGTGTGGACAGAGCGTTTGGAGGAGGTCCGACCCAAGCTGGACCTTTCTGGTGTGTTCTTTGCTGACGCGGATTCGGACGAGCTGCCCTACCCCTTCAACATTCTGGGTGATGGGAACACGTGGCTCAGAGCGGCGCTGGCGGCAATGGATCCGCCGCCCGTTCTGCTCGTGATTGACACGATCAGGGAGGTTCATGACCAAGAGGAGAACTCTTCATCAGAGATGAAGAGAGTCATCGCTGCGCTGAGGGCCGCGGCGCGTAATCCGGCGATCCTGCTGCTTTCACATGCCCGGAAGAGTAGTCCCAATGGGTTTCAGATGGATGTCACGGATGAGAACCGGGGCAGCGGATATATCGCTGGAAGGATGGATTCGATTCTTCATCTGACGGAGCGAACGCTGACCGCGAAGGGCAGGGCCCTCGAACTCCATGCCATTGGGGTGGCGATGGATCCGGAGTACCACCTGTTTTCCATGGCGGATTCCTTCCATGCCAAGGCGATAGAGTTAGTGCAGAACCGGAAGGGGGAGAGCCTCAGAGAGCTGGCGCGGAAGCTCAAAGATTGCTTCCCAAAGAAGAGTGAGGGGGCCTGTTGGAGCAAGATCCAGAGGGCGTCGAAGACGGTGAAATGACCAGGATTTTCACCCCGCCACAAACGCGGCCCGTCCGGGCGCCCCGCCACAAACGCCGAAAGCCTGCTGACCACCGGACGGGGGCGCTAGCCCCGTTTCCGCACTCATGCTGCATCCTTTCCGGGGAAGACGCGGGATCCTCCGCGCCTCCCCCTTGAAGAGTGTGAGAACCTTCTTGTGCCTACTTCGCCAGGCGCAGCGAGAGCTGGGCGATCAGGCCGTCGAACGCGATCAGCATCATCTCCCGGGCATCCACGAGTGTCCGCAGCCGATCGGCGTCGTCAATCCGTGACTGCAGCCGCGTGTGCATGGCTTCGTTGATCTGCTGTTCTTGCCGCTTCGCTGCACGCCTGGCCCTCTTCGCGATTGACGCAGGCTTCACGGGGTCGGGCTTCGCCACCTCTGTCATCGTCTGGGTCTTCAGCCACTTCATGTAGGCGACCGCTACGGACGAGAGCTTGCAATCGACGCCGGCTTTCAAGAGCGTATCGAAGATCTCCTGAGCCACGTGGATACGCGGCTCTCCATCCGCGGGCAGTCTGCCGTACTTCGCGATTCCTTCGTTGATGGTCATAGTGTCTCCGGGTAAGACGAATGGAAACCGGTCAGATCCTCGCCGTTGATGCTGTGTGAGGTCGGGCGCTGGTAGAGCCGCCTGACGGTGCCGCTCTTGGGCGTTCCAACCACGGTGTACCGCTGGGTGTGAACGGTCTGTCCCTCCTTGGTAATCTCAATCACGACGAGCGCATCGGAGCGGCCAGTGCTATCGGTTTGCAGGCCAAAGCCACAGCAGGCTGTGCATGTTGAACGCTCTGGCTCTTCTCCCAGGCATTCCGGGCACGGTTTCCCATCCTCCAATGGGGTGACGTAGCCGTCGTAGAGAAAGCGGATCGCGGTCACGCCCGGGAAGACCTCTGCCAAGATGTGGATAATCTTGTGGCGGTTGTCATGCGCCTCCTTCGACGCCAGCGCCACAGCGAAATTCCCAAGGTCACAGTCCACCTCGATCATCCCCGCCAGCCAGTTCTGGTTGTCCAAGGCTGACTGGGCGAAGTCGAATAGCCGCTCGATGTCAGTCATAGGCATCCCCTCTGATCTTCGCGATCACCTCAGGGATATCCCTCAGCGCATGGTCGGCTTCCTTGTTGACGTACTCGCTGAGCCCGGCCATCATCTTTTCCCAGTCCTCTGAGGATCCGACGAAGAACATGGCCTTGAGCCCGACGAGCACGAGCGTAATGACCATGAAGATGTCGGCAGGGTCTTGGTTCTTCTCCATCAGAAAGCGGAGGATGTTCACGCTTTGAAACGCGAGCGGCTTCGTCGCTGCCAGTTCCTCATCCGTGATTTCCTTCTTCTTCGTCATTCCTTGTCCTCCTTCAGCGCCGCCTGCCAGGCGAGGGCCTTCCCCGCCAGCAGGTTGAGTGTGTCGTAGACGGCGTGGATCTCAGCGGCGGGCTCCTCCCATGACACCCGCCGCAGCATGTTCGCGTAGGTGGAGGCGATCTCTTCAATGGCAATCGCCGTCCGGAGCTGGGCTACTCGCTGATCCATAGCGTGAGTAGCTGGGTGGCGCGGTCCCATTGAGAGCGGAGGCGGCACGATGGGAGGTTCTTCCGCACTCTGTGGGAGAGCGAGTTCTGCAGCAGCTTGGCTGCTTTCGCGCTTTCGATGTTGACCCGAATCGCGACACCTGTGAGTTTCGCTTTGATCAGCTCGTCCCAGATGGCGCTCGTGGCGGTGATGCGCCCAGAGCCTTGTGGGATGGGCACGATTTCAATCTGCACGGGGTGGGCCCTCCAAGAGCCTTCGAATCTCCTCGAGATCGACAGGCTTCTCCTCGACAATGGGCTTGTCCTCAATCCACTGCCATCCAGCGATGTTGCGCTCCGGAATCGTGAGGCGGGCGGAATCCTCGTCTACCATGAACCATCCGGCATAGCTCCGCCCGGCTGCGTCAATCTGGTCTACCAATGCCTCAGTAAGATGGGCATGATAGAGATCGTCATTCCTTTGGAACTCATCCGCTTTGAGGAACAGCGAGAGCGCCTCTCGCCCGTTCCTCAGCGTAATCTTCACGCCGTTGCGGAGTGAGATGTGATACAGGCCTTTTTCGATCATCGGTGTGCGCCCTCCTGGGGTATGAACAAGCCCCATTGGCTTTCCATGAGCAATCGCTTTTTCCGTGGGTCGTTGAGCAGCTTCACCAGCTGCCCTCCGTGCGTGAGCGTTGGCACTCGCCAGATTTGATGCTGGGCGAGCAGGGCGATGCACTCCATGGTGAGGTTCGGAGCCATGGTGTCGTTGATGCCTGTCACGCAGCCGTCAGAGATCCAAATTCGCGGTGCTTGCTGAGTGCCCAGCCACTCCAGCGCTGGGCCATCGACGATGTTTCCACCGCCACCTGGCGGATAGAAGTCATTGGAATCATGCGCGATCTTCCCTCCGCTGACGACGATCTTCAGGACGCCTTCGGCTTCCTCGCCGGAGTACGTGGCGACTGTGATCGCTGGGCATTCGAGGACCATGTTATAGATGTCCTCTTGGCTCAGGCTCATCGATCCGGAGGTGTCGATGAGCACGGTTCCGACGTTGACGAGCTTCACATCGCGGAAGATCTTCTGATCCGTATAGAGGCGGTGCAGGGCGCCGATCTGCACGCCTGCGTCCGTGGCGTAGGCTTTCCTCAAGAGCCTACGGATGCGGAAGTCATCGACGAGACTCGCCTCGACGATGGTGAGTTCACCCCAGCGATGCTTCGCGCTGACGGGCCATCGCCCTTCGAACTGCTCGTTCCGTTTTTTCATCTTGTTTCCGTCTGGATCGAGCATGTCCAACGCCGCACGATCTTTTTTGCTCATGCGCATGCGATCGTCCGGATCAGCAGGTGGACCGTCGCGTGCACCGCTCATCATGCTGTCGTCGATGGCATTATCCACGGTTTTCTCAAGGGCTTTTGCCAGTTCGACGATTGTGGAGAGCTTGGGAATGCCGGAGCGCTGGCGTGACGCCCCGTCGATGCAGATCTTATTTATCCGTTCGCAGAGCTGCTCGAAGATCTGATCGACCATCGACGATTCATCGTCTTCGGGGACATCGCCTATCATGCGGCGTCCAAGCTCTATGATGGCGCACTGATCCGCCGTGAAGGCGGCGTCCATGGCTGCCATCGCCCACCGCTTGAGCGTGTCTTTCGGCTCCTTTCTGTAGGCCTTCTGCCATTGCGCGACAGCGACGTCCAGTTCGTTCTGGGTGATCGTGCTGTGTTCGTATTGGGTCAGCGCTTCCTGCGCCATGGGGGGAACGGAGCCGATCAAGCTATCCGCGTTCCTAATCGACCAGTTCACGCGGATGCGCTCAGCCAGCGCCACCGAGGCCACTTTGAGATCATATTTCTGCGAGACCTTGTAATGATCCCATCCGGAGCCGATTGCTGCGGCAATCATCTCCCGTGCACGGACGGCCAGTGATTGCGCATCGTCGCCGCCCGGGATGGTCATCGTCTTCCGCTTGAGATCGGTGGTGGCGTGGAGGTCGCCCAGAAACGTCTGAGAGACTTGCCACTCCTCGCCACCCCGATCGTCAGGCAAGACTTCCGGGAATGTTCTTCGCAAGAGCCAGCTCCTTTACTTCGGGGCTTTGATCGTTGAAAGCCCCAATGCTGTGAGAATGTCGAGTGCGTTCTCCCCGAAGACCGCCTCAGCTGCGATGTTCGCGGCGACACGGCTCCGAAGCTGCGCATAGGCCACGAAGGGGCGAACGCTCATGCGATCTTTTCCCTTCGATGCCTTGGTCATTTCCATGGCGAGTGGGCGCAAGTCCGATGGCAACGCCATGATTGCATCGGGATGCGGTTCGTTGAGCTGGATCTTCACCGGGAAGCGATCACGGAGGGCTTCGCGGATCATGCCCGGATTGCCATTCATCGTGGCGACGACGATGAGACGTTCCGGAGCCGGACGAATGGTTTCGCCGGTTGGAAGATCCAGTCTGGCGAACTCGGGATCGTCGAGGGCATTGTGGAGGAAGACTTCGACGTCGGCGCCCGCTTCCACAATCTCGTTGATCTCGATCAGGACGTTGAGGCCTTCCTGGGTTTTCCGCCACGCTCTCGTGACGACGCCATCGTGCCAGACGAAGTCGGAGCCCTTGAGGATGAAGTGCCCTCGCAGCTCTGAGGCTGGCGTCTGGTCTGTCAGCGTGACGCTCATGAACTCCCAGCGGTTCTTCGCGGCCCATTTCGCTGGGCCGTAGGACTTTCCGATTCCGGGAGGGCCGTAGGTCAGCATCCGTGGGACGTGCGCGGAGAGCATGTGATCGTGGATCTGCCATGCTGTGAGCGAGGAAATGGGTGTGGACTTCGCCATTAGTGCGTCACTCCGTTGGAAGGCAGAGCTGTTGGAAAGCTCCGCAGTTCAAAGTTCTTGCGGATGATCGCGGTGAACATCTGGCGGAGATATTCTTCCGGCAGATCCATGCGGTTGACCATCATGCCCACGGCGGCAGAGCCCAGCAGCGAGGCGACCGTGGCGTTCAGCAGTGGGCCGTGCGCTTCGACGTCGTTGTTGATGATGTTCTCGATCTCCACCGCGAGTTCCACGCCCAGGTTGATCTCGCGTGAAGAGGCTTCCTGCAAGCCTTGCGTCTCGTCTTTCACGGTGATGGCTTGCTGGAGCAGGTACGCCTTGTAGCGCTTGAGTTCGTCCTTGGTGGTGGGCATTACGCCGTCTCCTCAGGCTTGGGCGGATAGACCCCAAGCATGTAATACAGGTCAAAGAGAGTCCGCCACTCGATGGCGGTGAGGTTGATGCTGTCGGCACATTCCCGATCCGTGCGATCGACGATCTGCAGCTGGACGTTCTGCAGATCATTGCTGCTCTTCGACACACGAATGTCGAAGCCGCATTCCAGGGCGACGGTGTACGTGGTCTTCACGGCAATCGGGGCTTTCTCTTCGGTCAAGGGCTCCTCCTTCCCTTGGGCGGGGACGGACAGTATACACGAGGCTAACGCCGTTGTCAAATTCGAGGTCAATGCCTAGAACCTTGACAACGGCTATGGAGGCGGCTTTCCCTACGGGCTCTTATTTACTGGTGGGCGATATGGTCATGAGTGTCTGAATCTCCTGTCTGCTGAGCGCAGGTCTTCACGGATGACTGAGATTTCGGAGCTGAGGTGGCGCAGCGACCGGATGATCTCGTACAGCGCTTCCATGGCGAGGAGCTGGCCTGCGATCAGGGCCACGGCGATCACGGCACGGGCGATGATGCATGGGAGTGGCATCATCCGTGGACTCCGCTGAGCGTGAGCATTCGGAGTTCGACGGTCCAGTCGGCGACTGCGCTGAGTTGCTCTAGGGTGACGGCGGCACCGCAGTTCCAGCGCAGCTCATGGGTGAGCGGATTGTACGAGCCTTCTAACACAGCTTTCGTACTCGGATCCTGGTACCGGATGATGTACGGGATCCTCGTAATCTCTGCGAAGATCCGCGGAGCTACTCGAGTCTGAGCCATTGTTCCAGTTCCTCAGCGGAGGGTACTTCGGAGGCAGGCTCTGCTGCCTTGAGTTCCGCCTTCAGTCCGGGATACGTATACTCGCACTCCTTGATGTGCGCGATGACCGCATTGGGGAAGTCGGCGTACAGCTTGCGCATGTCTTCGAGCTGTTCCCTTGTGGTGATGCTGTGGGCGAGGGCCTTGATGAGCACTTTCGTGATCGCCGCGGTGATCACTGTGGGGTGCTCATTTGTGCCCATCAGGAAGACGACCAGCATGTCGTAGAGCGCATCCGCGCGCTTTTCGAACTCTGCCATGTTCGGCTCTTCGCCTTCAGGCTCTTCCTTCATTTCTTGGTCTCCTTATCACGCGTGTCGAGCTGGGCCATGAATTCGAGGATGGCGTTGGCCGTGTTCGGATCTTTCAGCGTGGCGCGGATCTCCAGCTCTGTCAGGCGCTTGATCCACTGGGCTTCCTCGTCTTCGAGGGTCTGTTCTTCTGGGCTCTTGGCGGCACGTGGCGGGTTCCGCCGCATCTCACTGGGCACGACTGGTGCTTCCGTGTCAGCCAGCCAGTAGGGCGTGGCTTCCCAGCCCAGCTTGTCGAGGTCTCGGGCGAGTGTCAGCTTCTGGTCTTCGAGGGCTTGGATTTCCCTCTGGATTCGGACAGCTTTCCTGTAGTCCTTGTGCTTTCTGATGAGCTTGGCTCTCTGTGCGTTGCTGACGCGGGAGCGCAACTGGGAGAACAGCGCACGGATGCGGTCGCCTAGCTGCTGGAAGATGCTGGCTTTTCCTCTCATGTCTTTCTCCTCCTCGCCACTTGGTGAGCATGCTGAAGGCTTACGCCTTCTTCTCCAGCCGATCGAGGATGCGTTCGTTGCCGTAGATGGCGCGGTAGCCGGTGGGGATGGCGTCGCCAACGAGCACGGCTGCGGGGCCCATATCGTTTCGGTTGTACGTCGAGACCTGGGTCCATCCGGACTGTGCGAGCACTCGGTGGCTCGCTCCATTCTCTGTCACGTGCATGACGCGCTGGTTTTTGATCATTGGGCACTTCGCTTGGCTCGGATGAGCCTCGGTTCGAGGTCGTATCCTTTGGCGAGTGCCAGCGCTGGCGACGACGATGAGAACCGGTAGTGATCGCGATCCCACGAACCTCGACGGCGACCAGCGCTGGTCGCGACGTACGCCGCGGTTTCTGCGATTGCGCGCCATGAGGTCAGCGTTACTCGGGGTTGCATGGTGAATCTCAGGGCCATTAGGGTCTCCGTTTCTCCGCCACTGCAGGCTCTAGGAAGAAGCTCGAGGGCTACCCCCGCGCCTGCGAAAAAGGGGGCCTGGAGATCGCGCGGTCTCAGCGCGATCCCCAGGCGGTAGCCGGTTAGTAGGGGATGTCGTCGGGCAGGTCGATTGCCGTGCTGTCCACCGCTGCGAGGTCGGCAGCGAGGTCGTCGGCGGTTGTCGTCCAGATGGGCTTGCGTGATACCCCGATTCCCAACGTCGTCTCGCCGTAGACGTTGGTGAAGTTGCGGACGGTGAGCCCGTGGTTCTCCAAGACGGTCGCGTTGGCAATGAGCTGGCGCACCAGCTCTGCCCGTGCATCGCTGGGGCTCAACTTGTTGGCGGCAGCGAAGTACTCCGCCATGCTGGCGAAGCGGCGGCTCAGTGGCGTCCGGTCAGCGCTCTGGGTGTCACCCCAGGTCACGTCCCTGAGGACTCGCGCGTACCCGGTACGCTCGACTCGTAGGCTCCAGAAGCGGAGAACGAACTCGACGAAACCCATGGCTCACTCCTTCCTTCGGGCGGAGGAACTCTCCTCCCGGGCCAGGTGGTCTGAACCCCTGAACCACAAAAGAATCAGGTAAGAAAATAAGGCAGCAGGAAGAACTGAAAACCCCAAAGGATGAAGGTGGTGGCGTTAGGCTCTATGATTACGCTGGAGCTGTCTCGCAATGCTGTACTTTTGCTGCCCTGGCGGACGTGCGGAGGATCAGCGTCTGACTATCATCGCGGGGTGGACGGGTCCCCTACCCCCCGGATCCTTGTCTGACTCCCCCGCCCCCTCTTGACACTGCAGAACTCTAAAAAATTTTTGGAAAAATGAAAGCCCTTTTCCTCACCCCGCCACTGGAGAGGAGCGGTTAGACCGTTCCGTGCGCGGGAGCCCCCCAAAGAGGGGCTCTTCAGCAGAGCGGAAAACGCGCCATTTCTTAATGGTTCACGTGGTTGAACCAGCTGAGGAAATTTTCTCCTCCTAAGTCCTTTCTTTTCAATGTCTTTCTCCCTGGTTCACTCGTTTGAACCAGTATGAACCACCCTTTGGGTTCATCTGGGTGGTGCACTTCTTGGTATAAGGCGGAATGAACCACCTGAACCAGGGGCAGAGCCCAATTCCCGGAACTCCTTTATTTCCAACGCGTTCCCAACTGGTTCATCTGGTTCACCCCGATGAACCACTTTGAACCAGTGCCCCGCGAAAAGGGCGAACCAGGGGGCTGCAGACGCGAACCAGGAAAACGAGCCCCTTTTGCCGCTTGTCTCTGGTATCTTCGCTTCCGGCATGGGGGGAACCGCGCTTCCTCTTGCATCCTACCCCCTCCTCCACCATGCAGGGGGGAGTTGTGCGTTTCCTCCATGCCGAGTATTCTTCTCCCATGGCTGAGGAAAAACCCCCTCCTTCCCAACAACAGCAGAAGAAGGTCGCGGAACTGCGCACAGCGCTGATCGCCATTGAAAAGGCGATGGGCCGGAGCGTGAAGGAGATCAGCGAGAAATACCGCGTTTCTCCGGAGGGCGTGAAAAGGGCGCTGGAACTCGCGACGGAAACCGGCTTCATCGATCACTACCGGGCGTTGCTGTATGACAATCTCGCTCCCAAGGTCCTTGCCGTGTACGAAGCGCATCTGACCATGGGATCTTTAGAAGCGGCGCGGGATCTCGCGTTTGGCCTTGGGATTCTCCAGAAGAATGGGGATGCCCAGAAAGTAAAAGGCCGTATAATCGACACGTTGGACGCGTATCGAGCGGAACGGGCGCGGAAACTGCCCCCGTCTCGTCCAACGGAGGAGATCTCCGATGCTACGGTCATCCAATGATCTGACGAGCCAGCAGAATTTCACGATTCGAGTGCGAAAGCAGCCGGATGGCTCTTTCCACGCCACCACCCCGAACTACCCGAAACTTCCGGCAATCAAGGCTTCCTCAGAGCAACTCGCGGCAGCGCAGTTGGGAGACCAGCTGCATAAGCTCCACGCGGAAGGAAAGCTCTAATGGCGGGGCCACGGACGAAAATTAAAGTCCCATCAGTGCCAAAAGGCGGCTTCCGTCCGAAATCCCCGGAAGAATCCGCGATCGAACAGCTGACGCTGCCATTTATCGACATCGATCCAGCGCTGCTCCCCCCGGATAGCCCCTTGCTGAAGGCCGCGGCAGGAGCAGCGCCTCCAGTAGCCCCGCCGACCGTCAGCGCTGGCGCAGGCATTCCTCCAAAGCCTGAGGTATTCATTAAACCTGGGCGGAAGAGCATTGGGGCTGTTGGCGCACTCACGCTTGCGGGGCTTGGCGGCTACGGAGGCTATCAGCTTGGAAAGCTCGCTGGGCCTGCAGCCCCGCCCACCGCGGTCGAGCAGGCAGTTGAGCCGGTTGAGCCGCTCCCAACGCAGGCGAACCCCGCTGGCGGCTACGAAGGGACGTCAGCTGCGCAGGAGCGGGATCCGTGGGTCATGGAACGCGTGCAGAAAATGCTGGAGATCGCCTCGCAGATGGAGCAGCAACAGCAGGCATTTGCGCTGCAACAGGCGCTCGCGAACAGGTCGGCATTCCATGCGTATAAGGGTCAAGCGCGTTGAGGATCTGGTGGTCTTACAGATCAAGGATGACCCACAACGGTGCGGGAAGCGGGACCTGCAAATTGTTCTGAATAAGGAACAAGTCAAAGACCTTCTCGCCCAGCTGACGGTGGTGGCAGCAGCCTGATGGAAAAGAAGTGGATTGGGAAGGCGATTCAGCACCCAGGGGCGTTGCACCGTCAGCTGGGGATCCCGCATGGAGAGAAAATCCCCAAAGAAGCGCTGATGCGGGCTCTCCGCGGGGAATACGGGCCGCTCGCCGCGAAGAGAGCCAGGCTGGCAAAAACCCTGAAGAAGATCTCCCGATGAAAAAGCCTTTGCTGCCGAAGCCACGGGTCCTCCCTCAGCGTTTCGTGGAAAACGCCGCCCTGAAGAAGACGCTCCAGAAAGACTCCACGAAGAAACTGCGCTGATGACAGGGAGAGACCGGATTTCTTTCGAAGAAGCCATCAGCGAGCGGGCGCTCTTGCGCGTGAGGTTTGAGGAACTCGCCTTCCCGCAGAGGGTCGCGCTGAAGCTCATGTATGGCGTCCCGCTCTCCGCGCGGAACACCGACGAGAAAACCGGCTTCACGGAGATGGATTTGTGGCGGATCTTCCATGGCGCCTGCGATCGCGATGACCACGGCTTCATCACGAAGATCCATGACACCGGATTCCCGGAATACAGGCCCAAGGAATATCGGGAAGCGTGGCTGATTGTCGGACGAAGAGCTGGGAAAACCGATGCCTTCGCGGCGACGATCGTGGCCTATGAGGCGACCTGCGGCGGGCACGAGCGATTCCTGCGCCCCCGGCAACAAGGGATCTGCTTTCAAATCGCCCAGGATCTCCGGATGGCGCGGAACAGCCTGCATTTCGTGCGCGCTGTCCTGGAATCCTCGCCCCTCCTCGAAAAGGAGATGGTGCAGATCACGGCGGATCGGATTGACCTGAAAAACCGCTTCACGATCTCCTGCGTGCCGGCAACGTTGAAGAGCGTTCGTGGCTTCGCGTCTCCGGTCTCCGTCTTGGACGAAGTGGGCGTCTGGTATCAGGAAGCGGAAAGCGCGAATCCGGACTATGAAATTTACCGCGCGTTGAGCCCAGGGCAAGTCCAGTTCCCCGATCGCAAGATCGTAGGCATCTCCACTCCTTGGAACAAGGCGGGCCTCCTGTATCAGTATGCAGAGGCTGGCACTGAAGGATGGAAGCTCTACCACGACGCGCAACGCGAGCAATACCGTGAAGTCCTCGTGATCGTCGGCTCTACTGCGGTCATGGGGAATCCCCTCGTCACCAGGGAATTCCTCGTCAGGGAGCGGGAACGCGATGAACGCGCCTTTGAGCGCGAGATCCTCGCGGAGTTCCAGGATTCGATCTCCGGCTTCATTCCCACTGTGCTCGTGGAGCAGGCCCGCGATCACGACGTGTTCGAACGCCCGTACAACCCCAAGTGGACGTATTACCCCGCGATCGACCCCGCATTCCGCCGCGACGCCTTTGCGTTCACGATTGTGCACAATGAACAAGGAGTCGTTGTGCAGGATGCCGTGCGGCGATTCATCGCCCGTTCCGGAGAGGTCCTTTCTCCCGCGGCGATCCTGGATATCCTCGTGCCGCTGCTCTTGGAATACCGTTCCTCTGTGGTCTATTCCGATCAATACCACCTGGAATCCTTGGGCCAGCTTCTGAGGATGAGAGGAATTGAAATCATTCCTGTCACCTTCACGTCCAAGAGTAAGAGCCAGCTCTTCGGCAACCTCCAGCAGCTCTTCCTGCAGAAGAAGATCCGCCTTGTTGACGATGGAGAAACGATCCGAGAGCTGAAGAGCCTTGAACGCACGCTCACGGGAGGCGGTTCCGTCCAGATTTCCGCGCCGCAAGGGCTCCACGATGACATGGCCAGCGTCTTGGCGTTGGCGGTTTCCCAGGCCATGTTCGATGGAGATGGACGGATGCTTCAGGATGTGGCAGGATCCGCGAAGGAACCGACAGTGCATGAGCGCTGTCTGGAACAAGTCCAGCAGAAGTGGACGGGATTAGGGGCGCTCTCCGCATGGGATTAACCTCGAAGATCCGTGATATTCTTGGCTTCAGCGTGATCCTGGAGGAAATGCAGGCGGATCGACGAAGCATGCGGGAGCTGATCGGAGAAATCCTTCGCGTCTCGTCGCTCCAGGCGGAAACCTCCCTCCGGATGACGTCGGCGCTCGAGCGGATGGTGGGCGCTTATGAAACGGACGGGTCTCCTCCTGAAGGACGGCATATGACCGACGCCATGGAAGTGGTCATCCTGGAGCAGGCTGATGAACGGTGGCGAGGAAATTAACGAGCTAGCTGAGGAATCGCTCGGCATGCCGCTACCGGACGAGCTTTCCGAACAGCTCGATTACGAGGCGCTCGCCGCCGAGACGAAGGAAAAGCGTTCCCGCTGGCGAACAGAACGCCAGGTGCATGAACAGGAATGGTTCATCAACGCGGCGATGTTCCGCGGGAACCAGTACGTGGAATGGGACGACCGGTACAACCGGCTGACCGTGCCGAAGGCGCCACCGCATAGAGTGCGCCTGAAAATCAATCGTCTGCAAGCGAAGATCCGTGCCCGACTCTCGAAATTCCTCAAAAACCGGCCGAAGCCCTTCGTGGTTCCTGCCACGAACGAGTATGCGGACTACCAGAACGCGAAGGCCACACAGAAGGTCCTCGACTACCTGTGGCGAAAGCTGCGCCTGGAACACAAATACAAGGATGCCCTCCTGTGGGCCATGGTCGCCGGAAAAGGCTTCTGGTGGTTCCATTGGGACCCGACCGCCATCGCCAGAGTCGTCACCGAGGGAGAAGCTGGTCTGCCCGTGTATACGGATGAACCTCTTGGAGATCCTGCCATAGAGGTGGGCAGCCCGTTTGAGGTGCTCGTGGCAGATCCTGGCATCCCCGATATCGGGGATCAGCCTGAGATCATGAGGATCAAGATTCGGGATGTGGAGGAGATGCGGCAGCGCTACCCTCAGATTGCGGAGGATATCTCTGCCTCAAAGGGTGAAGAGAGCTATTTCACCTATGAACGCCAGATTGCCGGGCTGAATCCGTATTCCTACTCCACTGGAGGAAAGGAAGATCAGCAGGATTCTGTGCTCGTGACGGAGCATTTCCTGGCTCCGTGCGGGAAATACCCGAAAGGGCAATATCGGGTGCTCGTCGGGGACGTGGTGGCCAAGATTGAAAACCAACTGCCCTACGGCTTTGCCGATCTCCCCAATCCATTTCCGGTTGTTGAGTTCTTCGATATCAAGGTCGCCGGGCAGTACTGGTGCCCCACGGTCTGTGCGCAGCTCATCGACCTGCAAAAAGAATACAACCTCATGCGGTCGAAGCTGGCGGAGAACCTCCGGCTGATGGCGCACCCGAAGATCATTGTTGCCAAGCAGCATCAGCTGCCGAAGAGCAGCTGGACGTCGGAGGCGGGCGAAATCATCGAATACGTGGCGATTCCGAACCTGCCGCCTCCGCAGCCCTGGGTCCCCCCGAACGTGGCGGCAGACCTCTGGCGCAATGTCGAGCTGCTGCAGAAGGAATTCGACGACGTCACGCAGATCTTCCCGGCCTCAGAGGGGAAAGTCGGAACCGCCACGAGCGGGTTCCAGACGAATCTCCTGCAGGAAGCCACGGATTCCGT